GAGAAGACGTTCAATGTCTACGACCGTCAAGTCACACAGACTCGCAAGGTAAAGGTTGTCGGTGGGCTGAAGGATCCTGAAGCTTGGATCGAAATGGATCGGCACGTCACTATCAGGCGTACCAAGGAAGAAGTTCTGCCAGATCTACCTCCAAAGACTTACCACTTTATCGAGCTGCCCATGAAGAGGGATCAGTATCACGCTTACAAGGACGCAGAGACCCAAGCAATACAGGACTCGGCTGAAACACCTAACGCCTTGCTGACATTCGCGATCAAGGCTCGACAGCTTGCAACGCACGCTGAGGGCTCGAGTAACAAGATGGAATGGCTGGTCCAATGGCTTAGTGAACGTGGCTACATCGAGGACGTAGGGCTCAACACGGGCAAGGTAGTAATCGCTAGCCAGTTCGTAAAGACCTTGACTTGGATCAGAGATGAGCTCATGGAACTTGGGGTGGTCGCTGCAATGCTCACGGGCGATGTTAGCGCGAATAACCGAGTGCACATACAGCAGAGGTTTCAGGATCCTGCGGATCCACTGAGAATTATCCTGCTGTCAGGCAACATGGGCGTTGGGATAGACCTCGACGTTGCAGACGATTTGATCATGATAGACTTACCTTACGACCCTGACAAACTGGAACAAATAGAGGACCGCATTCACCGTGCAAGCAACATGCACAAGGTTACTATCTGGCACTTGCTCAGTGTTAGCACAATCGATTCGGCCATTGCTGAGAAGGCAACGACTCGCCGATTTGCAACACGTGTACTACTCGATGGCTCGAGAGGTGTAGATTTTAGCCGAAGAGTCGTAGACTACATAACTGGAGACATGGAGACTGACTGATGGCAACTATAAATTTGATCGACGGACCAATAGAAGACAGAGACGAAGTAGCAATAGACTCTGCTGAGACTTGGATGGCGCGGATACCTGAGCTGTTCATTACCGAGCGTAGCAAGCAAGTGCAACTCGGCATCTCGGAAGTCGGCATGGATTGCCGTAAATGCGTCGCTCGCAAGCTGGCTCAAAAAAAGCGCATCATCGATGGTGCATGGTACCCGTTCATTGGCACCGCTGTTCATGATCAACTCGAGCACGGCTTCACTGAGCGACACCCTAACGACTACAAGCTGGAGGAAAGACTCCACGTCCACACCTACAAGGACCTTGTTCTCGGCGGATCCTGCGACATGTTCGCCTTCAAGGATGGCGTCGTCAACGATTGGAAAGTAGTAGGCAAGGTTGCGATCACCGATGCTCGCAAGAATAAAGTCAAACAGCAGTATCGAGTTCAAGCGATGCTGTACGGTTATGGCTGGGAACAAAAAGGCTTTGAGGTAACACACGTTGCCTTAACTTTCCTTCCTCGGGAGGATAAGCTAGAAAACGCTGTCGTATCGCTAATGCGTTACGATAAGCAGCTAGCACTAGACTCGTTGGCTGTGCTGGAATCGATGATCGATGCAGCAGAGGTAGCGGGTTGGGACGCCGTGATAGATAGACAACCGAAGGCTAGCTTTTGCTTTAGTTGTCGACGCTATGACGAAACCGATCACGATGATCTTTCATCGTTGCTTCCATCACTATAAAAACTATAAACATTAAGGAAATTAAAATGGTTGACGTATTTTCAGCAGAACTACCAGGAGTAGACGACTTACTAACAGGTGGCGGATCGCCATCACTCTCATTCAAGGACTCTGAAGTAGGAGATTCTTATGAGGGCACGATTGCCGACCTGCGTGCAATACAGGTTCGCAACTACGAGGACCCAACGAAGCTAGAGTTCTGGGATGACGGCAAGCCAAAGATGCAGATCGAGATCACTCTCAACACTGCCTATGGCGACAAGAACGACCCAGATGACGATGGTAAGCGTCGTGTCTTCCTATTCGGACAGAAGCTACGTGCTGCAAAAGAAGAGCTAGCCAAGCAAGGCTTTAAGACCTTCGAGATGGGCATGGGCTTTGAGATCACGCTGTCGGGTACCAAGCCTTCCTCCAACAAACGCTACAATGACGTGAAGCTTTACGCCATTAAGCTAAGTGCAGCGAAGACCCGTCCAGCGGTTGATGAGGTAATGGAATCCATGGGAGCCACTCCAATTGTTTCTGATAAGATTGGTACTCTAAACGCTAAGCAGAAGAAGGTCGCTGAGACCCTGCAGAGCAACGGATTTACACCAGAAGAGATTGCCGAGCAGATTGGCGTCGATCTAGCGATCGTCAACGCAGAGCTAACCTTCTAGCATTACCCCACCAGACAGGGGCTCAAGAGATTTCTTGGCTTACTCTTGAGCCCCTCTCTATCAACCGAAAGGATTATCATGGACTCACCATCCCAGTTTGTAGAATTACTATCCCGTCTAGGCCGTAGCGAAGATGACAACGTCACTATCTGCTACCAATCAGCTAACCAAAAGTTTTCAGCTAAGACAATAAAGGTAGAGCTTGTTGACAGCGTCGTCACCGCGCTTGATACCCTAAGCAATAACGTCTGGTTCGAGATCAACCCGTCTCCTATGACTGGAAGAGCAACCGCTGCCGACATCACACGGCTAGCTGCAGTTTTTATTGACATCGACTACAAGGACACTGGAGCTGGCTCAGTTCAGAAGTCCCGTGAGTTAGTTGAGTTACTAACAGACTTGATCGGTGTTGCCCCATGCGCAACGGTTTACTCAGGCCACGGCATCCAACCCTACTGGGCTATCGAAGAGGATGACCAAGACTCTGCACTTATGCAAGGTCTATTGTTCCGATGGGGTGCCTTTGTCAAGTACTTAGCTGCCTCCCAAGGCATGCAACTTGATTCAGTGTTCGATCTCTCTAGGATCTTCAGAGCTCCAGGTTCACGCAACCTAAAGGATCCCACCGATCCGATCGACGTGATGACCGTATTGCCTACCAACTGGCGTCCAGTGTCTCTCGATGAGCTCAATGATGTCCTTATCTCTCACGGCTTTGCATCCGACATGACCATGCCAGAAGAGTATGAGTTAGTCTCAGCTCACAAGGACTGGCACTTCGCTGCCTCAGACTGCCAGTTCACTCCCAGCCTCTACTCCAGCCTTCGACCAACCAACGGGACACCTAAGTCAAGACATGGCTGGTTGCTTCAGCAGATGGTGCTAATCAATGGAGCTCACCGCAATGGATGCCTAACAGAGCAGACTGCCAAGGATCTCGTTCAGGTTGTTGCAGAGACGTTCCAAACGTTCTTAGCTACTGCACCTAAGCGAGAGATCAACCCAGGTGAGCTACAAGGTGCCAATAAGTGGGCTATTGCTCGCGTCGAGAGCTTCACTGAGGACAAGCTGTCACTTGAGCTTCGTCGCCATGAGCACTCGGATTTTTTCTTAGGCGATCCAACCAGCGCCCTTGGGGAGCCTTCCGCTAATCAAGACCTAACTAGAGCCGAACTGGTTGAGATCTTTAGCAAGACTTTTGGTACCTATGGGCGTACAGATGCTGCCAACGCTGAGCGTTTGGCTTACTACATGCAAGGTAACTACAAACACATCCCTAGCCTTGGCTGGCTCAAGTGGGATGGCACCCGTTACATACTCGACAAGGAGAAGGCTATCTTCCAGACTGCTATCGAAGCAGCTGAGTTAGTTCAATACGCCAACCCCTCTGATGAGCAGATTAAGTGGGCTCAAGCCTCACAGAACAAGGATAGGATTACCAACGCCATCGTCATTACTGGGACTGACCCTCAAGTTCTTGCTAGCGCGATAGAGATGGATGCTGAGACTAACGATCTCTGCACGCCAGACGGTGTTATCAACCTGCAGACAGGTGAGATCAGAGTCTCGGATCGTCATGCTGACCTTAACACAAGGCAGACTACAGTTTCTGCAAAGCTTATTCCAACTCCACTCTGGGATCAATTCCTTAAGGATGTACTACAGGACCAAGAAAGAATTGGCTATCTGCAAGAACTGCTTGGGGCCTCTCTGTTTGGCGACTCAAGGTTCCACGTCCTTCCAGTACTTGTCGGAGCAGGAGCTAACGGTAAGTCAACGCTGCTGGATGTTGTCTCAGGAGTTCTTGGCGACTATGCAGCTGCTATGCCTGAGAACTTCTTGCTCGATGCCAACTCCACGGCTCACCCTACAGAGATCGCCCGTCTTCGTGGCGTAAGGTTTGCTATGGCCTCTGAGACTCGTCCAGATGGAAAGTTTAATGAGTCCCGTGTCAAGATGCTGACTGGTGGCGACACACTGTCTGCCCGTTTCATGAATCAGGACTTCTTCGACTTCAAGCCAACACACACGCTGTTCCTTGCTGTGAACCACTTGCCTGCAGTTAGTTCTGGTGGCGATGGTTTCTGGAGAAGGCTTCGTAAGATTGACTTCAACGTCACGATTCCTCCTGAGAAGCGTCGAGAGAACTTAGCTCAGAGCATCGTACAAACTGAAGGTGCTGGCATCTTGCAGTGGATGGTTGACGGCGCTGTTAGGGTAACCACTCAAGGCTTCAACGAGCCTGAGTCGATTAAGCTGGCTACTCTTGAGTATCGCTACGAGGAAGATCACATCGCTAAGTTCATGAGCGAAAGAATCGTCGAGGTCTCTGAGGGCACTGCTGTCAAGAGCGCTGTCTTCAACTCTTACCGTGACTGGTGTATCGAGAACGGTGAGAAGCCGATTGCCCAGAACACTCTT